GCCAGTGTAAACTTGTAAAACGCCTTTAGTCGTGTTCCAAATAATATCACCAGAAGCGTACTGGTTCTTGTTTAGGGTGCTATCATTATATTGTGGGGTTGCTGTTGGGTCAAATCTTCCAAGATTTATCTCTAAAACTCGGACCATTCTGTTGTAAAGTTCAGGCTCAACAGAACCAATGGCTGTCGGCAATCTAGTTTCTAATAATTTAGCCACTATCTTCTGCCATCAGGCCTAATATCTAACCGCGTATCTCCCAATCGCCATCCAACACCTGTTCTTGTTCCCGCAGAACCGTCATCATCGGATTCTATTCTAAGAACAGCTTGTCTTGCTCTTATTCTTGTGTTCAATTTAGTGGTGGTGCTGGTCACTGTTTGCGTAGTATCAGTAGATAAGCTCTCTCCTGGAAAGTTTCTTGACTTCATTACAAAGTTAATTGTTTGGTCGTTGCCACCGTTCCCTGTAAATTTAACATCCGGTATGACATTTCTTACGAATGATATAAACTCACCCTCGTCTATATCAAAATCACTTGATTCAATATACACATTGTCCATGGGCGATCCGTCATCATCATTTCCTGTTTCATGCTTGTACAAATAACTATTATAAGTTGCCCTTGGATAAGAGGTAATATCTTGATCTATCCAAGCGTACCGGGTTAATTGACCAATACTCCAGGTTTGTTCCTGATAGTTGTAGACGACATAACGATCAATTTCTGTAGTGTCTTCTGAAGGATAAAACCATCCCACTTCATTAAACTGTTTGTTAAGAAAACCAAAGACTTTATATGCTTGCCCTACATTAAAATTGCTGAAAACATAATAATGCACCGAGCAAGGCACTATTGAAACACTTCCATCATAAGAATAAAACCCTTTTTGGTCCATCCAAAACACACCCATAGGCGTATTAACAGCTGCTTTAGGACCAACTAAACCAACACCTTGATTAACCAAATTAACACCAAACGTATATGGAGGACCGACAAACTGCATACTGTATAAAGAGCTGTCTGTCCAAACCAAAGTTTCTTCTCTTGAAGAAAGACCACCGACAATTTCTGAACCCGAAGAAAGAGTGATAGACCCAGCCGTATTACTTGATTTTGGCTCCCACTCAGCGGCGCTCTCCTGGTCGCTCCAACAAACAAACAAAGGATCTATCGACCCTGTTCTAGCGGTTTCTCCCGCGTTTAAAGGATCTGCTCCCAGACAAATAACATGTCTGTCTTTTTCTGAGACCATAACTTGCAACGCTTTTGTTGGAGTTAAATTAGCCCCGCTTAGATCGCTTAACGCTACAGCTCTATCTGTGCCTAGAGTTTTAGCGCTAGTGTCCCAATAATAAACCCCTCCTCCTCTAACACCGATTATTAAGTCTTCACCGAAATTATCGTGCGACCAAAGTCTTAGCTGATTGGTAGCAGAAAGAGCACTAACAGAACCAAAAGTTCCATCACCCCAGGCACTTGCTCCCCAACCTGAACCAGACACATAGTCGTCTAGTCCTACATTAATTTGATAAGCACCAACAACACTACTTCCACCATTACCAGAGTCACTACTATTAGCTGTAACTGTATCGCCGTCTGTGTCTTTAGCTTCGATGGTATAGCTATTAGCATTAACAATGGTTGCAATTTGATATTCTTGATTTAATACATCGGCTGTAATTAAACCACCTAGAGTAGCGGCACCACTAAAAGTTACAAAGTCGTTTTGAACGGCTCCATTTGCAGTGTCTGCTACAGTGATGGTTGCGTCTCCATCAGAGGCAGAAAAAGTTACGTCTCCAGCCGAAGTTGTGGCTCTAATGGGAGTTATATCATTAAAAGCGTTTCCTGATTCTATATAGTATTTTAAAGTTGTTCCTAGTCCAAGGAATCTAGTAGATGCTAAATCCACCCAACTATGCAGTGCGCGAGCTACACCTAGATAGGTATTAATACTTTCTTTGGTCCAACCCCCTATTTTCTCTGGCCTACCCTGACGAAAACGTACCAAGTTGGCGTCATACCAACCGCCTTCGTTACTATAATCAGTTCCTTCTCGGTTTATTCCTGGTCTAAAATTGTATTTACTGTATGGCACTATTCTTTTTCCTCTTCTTCGTCTAGCTCCCTATAATATCCTACAACATGAAGGATTTGTTCTAAATACCTGGTAATTTCACCCATTGTCATGCTTAAATTCTCATAGCCTTGAGAAGTTAGCCCATAATACGCTACTCTTGGCTCTTCGCCAGCCTCAATTGCAGCTAAATACGCCTGCATTACGTCAGGAGAGAGTATTCTCCACTCAATTGCAGCCGATTCAATCGGTTCTGGTAGAGGTGGATGATAAATGGGCGTTCTTTTTGCCACACTAACCACTTCCACAGGCTTGGTTTGAGGCTGTCTGTCCGCTAAATCACCTAAAAGTGAATATGTGCCACAACCGTTAATTAGTAGTAGAGGTATTATTAGCAGCTTTTTCATCAAATTGGTCTGGGTTGGTTATAATAGTTAAATTCTCAACTACTCTTGCCGAAGCCTTATTAACTTTGCCTTGTAATAAGGTCGGTTTAGCTAGTGCCATGCCTTCAAGATTATGTTTAGCAAACTTATTTCTTAGGTTCGTTACTTGTGCTTGGCTTGCAGAGTATTGAGTATTCAGGTTTTGAATTTGCGCTTGGGTCTTTTTTGCTGATTCAAGCGCTTTTATAATCTGTTCGTTCTGCTCTTGTATGGTTCTTTCCAGCACCGCTTGATTACTAATAGCGGTTTGTAATTCTATCTTTGCCTTATCCAATTTAGTAAAAACAATAGCATTAATAGAAACAGACACAAATAAAAGACCACCTAAGACTAGAGCCAACTTCATTTTTTTATCTTTTTCCTAACAGTTACTGTTTTATACGCTTCGTTAATGTTAGGTGTTGCTTTATCATCTGCTACATACCTTCCCTTCTTGGTACGATTTCTCACTGCTTTCTCCTCATATCCGAGGAATGTTTCTTTAAACCAATTAGTTAAACCAATAGCCATATTATTCTCCCTTTATTTATGTTTCACCTTTAAACTTTTTACTTGAATTATTTGTACCTGCATAAAGCCCAAACCAAGCGGCTCCTGCACCTACAACGATAGATATTAAACCTGATTGTTCAAATGAAGGTTCAGCTAAATCCATAAACCAGAAGGTTGTAAAGTAAAGTAAATACATATAGATAGATAAAAACACTCTAGGAAATATTCTCCAGCTATCAACAGCTTGAGCTACAAATATAATTTTTTGATAAGGGTTGTTGTTTTTAACGTCTTCCAGATCCCTTATCTTGTCTTTAAGCTCACCTATCTCCTGTACCATCGCCATGAACTTATTAAGGTCCATTTCGACTTCATTTCGATCCATGTCTCCACCAAATCTGCCGCTAGGATAATGTTGATCATTCATATCAATTCGCCAATGGGTTGTCGTTAATATTCTTTAAGGACTGTACATCAACATAAACAATTTCTATGGTTGCATTGATCCCTGCAACACTTGTTTGTAATGCTACGATGTCTGCTTTAATAGGGCTTAAATCTTGTGTTTCTATATTTAACGATTTAATTTGTTCGTCAACTGTTACCACCTGTTTTTCTAAGTCAACTAATTGGTCTGCTAGTGCGTCTGTTTCATTAACATACTTAGTTATCTTCTTTTCTAAGTTTTCTATCCTATTGACATAGGTAGCGCCGGTGTAGCCGAAGCCCGCTAGTGTTCCTATAATAGAAACTAAGCCTATGATCTGTGCCGCTTTTGATTGAAACCAATCCATTATAATGTTCCTCCATCTAAACTAGGTTGCATATTAATTAAATTATTCATACCGGTTAAACTGTTTCCATACAAACCGATAAATGCAGAATTATTATCTGGTATAGCTACATTAGCATAAATTGTTTTAGGTTCATACCAAACGGGCGCATCAGCAAGGCTAACCTGTCTATAATCATCAAACCCTGGAACAAAACCCATATAGACAATTAACTGTGCTTCATCACCATATTCGCCTGTTTCTTGTTGTTGTTCTTCTAACTGTTCTTGCTGATCTTCTATATTTTGAGCCACAATTTGATCGGCTATTTGATCGGCTTCAGAGGCAGATACTTCCCCCATTACTGTCTCCATTGAACCAACTGCTGTGTTTTGTCCACCCGTGGTATTTCCTACTGCGGTATTATTGTCTCCAGTGGTATTCCCTACTGCTGTGTTTTGTCCACCTGTAGTATTACTTGCAACACTAGTGTTGTCGGTGGTTTCAGAAGCAACAGTAGTTTCAGAACCTATAGCAGTATTATTGTCACCACTGGTGTTTCCTACAGCGGTATTATCTACGTTTGCTAC